CCCCGCGTTGCATCGGCAAGACCTCCGTCCCAGGAGCGGCCCGCAACAACTCCGGCCCGCGTTCCCCGACTAAGAACTGACCGCCGAACGGGAGCCGTCCGCCTTCGGCCAACCCCGCTTCCCACCATGGCTGGAACTGATTGAGCGGAGCCCCGCCGCCGTAGCTGCTGTTCTCTGCGCTGAAGGTGCTCCGCGTCAGGTAGTCGATGAACTCCTCGCGCAACCCCGGCACGTCATTTAAGCTTGTGATAGACGGGTTGATTTGCTGCAAAGCCTGGAGGAGGAGCTTGCCGCCAACATCCGCCACTGCTTGTTGTTGGTCGGCTGTCCCGCTGATCCCTCCGTAGCTGTAGGCGCTTGGCCCCGCTTCGGAACCAGCGATCATCTGGCTGATGAACTGCTGAAAACCAGCGGTGTCCACCCCCAACCCGCCGAGCCGTTGCGTGAAGAAGCTCCCGATCTCCTGTACTTGGTCGGCTTGGCTGTCGAGGTCTTGCTGGCGGAAGGCTTCTTTGATAGCCTGTTGGTCGGAACGCTCTCCGAACAGTCCTCCGAACAACCCAGCGATCCCCCCAACCACCGCCCCAATCGCCGTCCCAACGCCCGGAAAGATGGCTGTCCCTAAGGCCGTGCCCGTTGCTGCGCCTCCAAGGCCACCGAGCGCTGAAGATTGAAACTGGTTGCTTCCAACGTTTGAGGCAAGCTGACCCACGCCGTATCCTGCCAATGCCGTTCCTGCTAAGGGGATGCCTTGGGTTCTTGCAATTAAGGCAAGTCCTTCCATCGTACCAAGTGTCCCCGCCTGCATCTGGCCGAGGATGTCCGCGACGGACATTTGGCCGATAGAGAGCGGATACCCACCCCCACCAAGCGCCCTGGCAATCGCATCGCCGATGCCACCCGTCGTTCCTGATTGACCTGTGCCTGGAACACCTGTACCTGCACCTGTTCCTACTCCGCCACGTCCAGCTAACAACAAGGCTGTCCCTAACTGAGCGAGATATTTATTCCGTTCTGTCTCTGCCAAGGCGTTCATCATCGCTGCGCTGATTTCGCCTTGAAATGCCTGTGATTGGAGGTCGCCTTCTCCCCCGTAGACCGTCTCCGCCGCCCCCAACTGTCGGTTGAGGGTTTCCCGCATGAGGTCAGCTTGCAGCGAGAGGCGTTGCGGCAGGGCGCGGGTCAGGAAGGCGTCGCGGATGGCGGCCAGTTCGCTGCCCCCCATCGCCGTCGAAGCACTTTGGGGTAGTCCTGCGATAATGCTCTGCTGGACGTTATTGAACAAGTCTCGCTCCGATTGCTCAAACGCAGGGAGGTACTTCGAGTAGAGCCCCCCTGGCGCAAACGGATCAGGCGGAGCTTGGTAGACGCCTTGGAGGTAGTTGACGGCCGAGGTGCCGTAGGGACTTCGCAAGTCGTAGATCGACGGTGCGGTGATGTCCTCCTGCGGACGCATGGCGTAGGCTAACAGGCCGAGTCCTCCAAGCTGCTCAGCCGTCCGTGGTAACCCTGTCGCGGTCGGTTGGTTGAGCAAGGTACTGAAGTTTGGCAGGAAGGAGGTCAGCGTGCTCCCGAACCCGCCGAGGTTCAGTTGTCCGCGCTCGTTCGCCAAGAGATTCCAAAGCCTCGTCCACATCCTTACCCCACCCCCTCTCATGTCTACGTAACCTCTACTCCAGACACAGTCAATGTCAGTGCCGTCGCCGTATCCGCATACGCTTGGAGTATCCCCGCCGCCGTCAAGACGATGAAGCCGTGGTACTCGAACGTCTCGCGTGGCGCGATCACCCGCTCTGAGAAGATGCGCGTCCCCGCCGCATCCGCCCCAATGCTGACCGTGAGCTTGACTTGATTCGCCGTCGTGTTGCACGCCAGCAGGCTTCGGATGATCGCCGTCGTGCTCGCGGGCACCGTGTACTGCGTCGTGGCGGAGGTGCCAAGCTGCGTTGGTCCGCTGAGCCGTTTAGCCGTGTCCGCCATGTCAGTCTGTCAGGTACTTCAGCACCGTCGTCGCAGGCACCGTGTCCGTGCTCCATGAGAGCACGCCGGAGGTGCTCGTTCTGAGGAACCCGTTGGTCACGTAGGCCGTCGGCCAGGTGTACGTCAGCCCCCCGGCGTGGAGGTTCAAACCGTAGATGTTGTTGAACCGCTTGGTCGCTGTCCCGATGTCTAGTTGCAGGTCAGTCAGCGGACGCACTTCGGTGTTATACCAGTGGAACGTCGCCCCCATCTAGTTACTCACCGTGATCGTGTACTTCACCTTCAGGTACTCCCCGTTGTTCACCGTGACGGTGGGGGAGATCACGTCGCGGAGGATGCAGAAGCCGAAGTAATCCGTCTCAGCATTTCCAGAACTTCGTCCAGCTACACAATAAGCTCCAATCTCTGCGATGACGATTGACCCTCCGCTATCGTTTCTGAAGATACGCTCAATGTCAAATGACGCGCTTGAGGCTCCTGTCGTATAGTTCAGACCCCAGCACCCATAATAAACCAACTGTCCAGCGGAACTTCCGTTCGCTACAGGTGCGACCAAATTGTCATCCGCAACTGCCACCGCCGTACTACTCGTCCCGACTTGAATCCCGCAATCATCGGCATAGACGCTCGTAAACCATGTGGTATTTTGGGACATATTGGAATCATCACCAGCAGCTAATCCTGGATGGCCTACGCCTAATCCAGCATCAACCGTTTCTACTTCTCTTGAAGTATTATCAATGTCGATGATGTTCTGTGTCAGGTTTGAAGTTAACACGTAAAGCTGTTGCAAGAATGCCTTGACGAAGCTCCGCGATAACTCAGTATATGGCGGCGCTTTCAATCGATGCTGTCGATCAAATTGACTCAACGTATAATAGACGTACATTACGCTGTCACCGAGAGCGTATAAATGACCCGCATATATTCCCCGTTCGCTACTGTAAATCCAGGCGACACCAAATCGCGTATGACGCAGATAGCTGCTTGAGCATTGGTATTTCTTGATGCGACGTAGACTCCGACTTCATTGATAGTGATACTCCCACTACTGGAGTTCCTAAAAATCCGCTCCAAGGTGAATGATCCAGTAGGATTTGAGATTGTCAGTCCAGTCCCAGATGAAGGAAAGTGTTCAAGCGTTCCAGATGAGGTACCATCAAGTATCTGTGTGGCAAGCTGATAATCAGTCGGAGTGACAGCCGTTGTGCCCGTACCAACCACAATTCCCTGGTCAGACGAAATGAACGCTGCTGCTGGTAAATAGAAGTTCTGAGCGTTGCCACCACTCCGACCTGCCGCAGTCGCTCGGAGGATCGCGTAATAACTGGCTGTCGCTATGTTTAGCGTCGCGGTGGCACCATCAATATCAGTAATGTCAAGACTAGTAGACGCTTCAAAGAGTCGAAAGTGTAATTTGAGAAAACCCTGCACGAAACTCCGCGAACGCCGTCGTCTGGACTGACGCAAATACGACATCTCTGGATCATAGGCAAAGACTTGAAAGTAACTTTTGAGCATCAGATGGTCGTGGTGAAGTCGTAGTTAACGGTTAACTGCTGACCATTTGTTACCGTAACGGCTCCAGTGAGATCACGTACCCAGAGGTAGTTATTCGTACCGTTTCCACTCACCAACCCAATTTCCTGTACCGTCACCGTACCCCCCGATCCATTAGTAAACACTCTCGTCAATCGAAATGTCGTCGTGGTAGCGGTCGTTGAAGGCGCACCGTAGGTCATGCTGCCATACTGAAGTTGTCCTGCACTCGTGCCGTGGGCAATTTGAGTCCCCAGTGATGTGTCGTTGATCGACTCCGCTCCGGTGCCAGTTCCCGTCTGGATGCCGTAGGTGCTAACAGTTGTCCCCGCATTAGTCAGCAACGTCATAGACGATAGCGTGCTGATCGATGAGCCACCCGTATTCGTCACCGCGACAGGTGTTCCCATGCCGAACCCGAACCCGATATTGAACATGAGCTTGGCGAACCCGACCACAAAACTGTGTGATGGTCGGATGCTTGTCTCTGCCACCAACAAGCCAGAGGGTTCATGGATAGCAAGCTGATAGAACAGTTCAAGATTCTTCATGCCGTCGTACTCAAGATGTAATTCAGCGTCAGTTGATCGCCGTTACTGAGAGTAATCGTCACGGTGTCTCTGACAATACACATTTGACGGTTTCCCGCCCCCTGTTCTGAATCTCGCATCGTGGCGTAGATGCCGATTTCTCTGACTGTAATCGACCCACCTGATGAGTTGGCGAACACACGGGTCAGTTGTAGCGTCGTAGTGGTCGCGGTAGACACAGGCAGATTGACGACGCTCGCTCCGTAGTCGAGCGTGCCAGCTGATGTACCATGCGAGATTTGCGTTTGCAATTTTGAGTCAGTGATGGTAACGGCATTTGTCCCCGTACCAACAACCAGTCCCTCTGTTGCGTTTCCAGCCGCCGTGTTGCAATCCATCATCGTATTGCGATGGATGGTCCGGCTCACTCCTCCTGTATCCGTTAGATTCTGCGTGGTCGGACCTACCATCCGTAGATACAGTCCTGTGATGTAGGCCGTCAAAAAACTATGCGCCATCCGCCTCCGAAACGGCACCTTGATCTTGCCGTCGGCTCCCTTGACTTGGTAGCTGTAGTAGAGGGCGCAGGCGCCACGGACATTACGGCTCATGCGAACTTCCTCACCAGAAATCCTCTTGCACAGTGCTGGCACAACGCACCACGACACGCGAAATGTCCGCTCAGGATGTGTCCGACATCCTGCCAGACCCAGGAGTGGAGATGCTTGATCTGCTGTCCGCAATCCTGACACCACACCCGTGAGATGTGATCCTCTCCAGTCAAAAAGTAGATGTCCTTGTGCGGGCAAAAGAATTGTCGGATACGCCTAAGCCACATCACACCACCGCCGTCGAGAATGACGCCGCCAAGCTGGTATCGGTCTGATCGTGCGTCTTATCCATCGTAATGAGGCTTTCCGCATCTGCGCTCTCCACCGTGGGAATTGCCTGCTCAAAGGTGAAGTTGAACGGGGCGGTGAACTTCCCAGTCGTCCCCTGGTCGATGTGTCGCTGCGTCTCGCCCCTGGCGTAGAAGATGATCGGCTCCGGAGAGACGCGGCTGTAGAAGATGATCGGCTCCGGTGTCCCGCTGCGCTCGTAGAAGATGATCGGAATCCCGCCCTCGTCGAAGGAGCCAATCGTCTTACTCAAGTCTGGCGTCAGGAGGATGTCGAACACGATCTGGCTGACGAACTCGGTGTTGAAGGCAGCCGTCAAGCTGGTGTCGGTTTTGTCAATCGTTTTGGAGATGGTGAACAGCGATTGCGCGTCCACCGCCGCGTCGAAGGTGATCGTCTGCGACGTGGCGGTCTGGTTGAACGGGGCGGTCAGCCCGCTCTCCGTCTCGTTGATCGACTGTGCCAACGTGATGAGGGACTGCGCGTCGGACGAGGTCGGCTCGATGGTCTGGTTGTGGATGAACTCAGCCATGTTGCTTGTGACACTCGCACGTTACTTGATCTGGATTGTATTGACAAAACTCCTCATGAAACGCAGACCGCTGGTCTTCTTTCCCTAAATAGGGATGGCCTTGAATACTCAGAGCTTGCAACAACCACTCCGCCCACTCAGTCACGAAGCACCCATCCGCAGCCCCCTCCCTTGCACCAGCACATCGACAATCTGGTGGTAAATTGCGATAGATAGCATCAGGGGCATCGCGCAGGATAAGGTAGAGTCGAGCGCGTTCCGCGTTCGTGAGTTTCTTCGACAACCATTCCAGTAGATTATGTTCCACGGCTCACGCTCCAGCTTGGCGTCGCGCTCACGGACGACGCTTGTTCTAAAGCGCGATCCACGACGATCTTCTCAACGGTGCCGGTGGGCTTATTGAGCGATGCCTTCTTCGAGGCCGGAGGCTCCAGACGCTTCAGGAAGTCCAGCGATTGCTTGAACTCATCCTTAGGCAAGTCCACGCCGAAGCAGGCCGATTTCAGCAGCAGGATCACGTAGTCCTTGGGCAAGCCGATCATTTCCATCAGAATTGCGCCCTGATCGCGTCGTCGGTGTATATCTCGAAGTAGTCGTTCGTGCTGTTGTAGCGCAGGTACACGTCGGCAGGCCCGCCGTTCTCGCTGAGGTTCAGCCGGAAGTTCTGCCCAATGAGCACGCCTTGGGACGAGCTGTCCTTGAACCGGAAATTTGCGCTGCCGTCGAAGCTCCCCTGTGGGTTGTGAAACTGCACGCTGTCCAACGGATCAGCGGGCACGCCCCCACCGCTGTTGATCGTGTTGAAGATGTCGCGCAACGTGTTGGTGCCTGGCCCGCCAAGGCTGAGGCCGCCCTGCTCGTTCGTGCAAACGAGCTTGAGGAGCCAGAGGGCGAGGCGACGCTTGAGGTTCGCAAGGGTTCTCATACGAGGGCTGGCGTGATCCTCTTAAAAATTATGGCGTACTTCGAGACACGAAAGGCTTGCCCTGTCGAGACATCTTTAAACTCAATTTGTAATCCCGTCCCCACCTTGCTCAACGGGAAGAACGTCGGGCGGTCGCTGGAGGTCACAGTGTAGGGTGACTCCCCGAAGGCCGTAAAGCTGTCGTTGGTGTCCGTCCGCCAGTTGAGCGTCACGGCCTCTGAGGTGCCCTGGTTGACGAACCAGACCTTGACGCCAAGGAATAGCTTGTCGACGCCAGGCAACCCGCAATGGTGGAGCGGGGTTTGCACATCGGCTTCAATCGCAGAGGCCGCGTCATCCGCGCTTCCCGTGAACACCGTCGTCTGGATTTCGTTGCGGAACTTCCCCACCAACCCACCACCGATCAACCGTTGTTCGCCTGAGACGACGCGGTTCGCAAAGGCATTGCGCGTCAGCGTCCAGATGTAGCACTCGTTCGGGCGGCTGAAGTTGACCGCGACGACGCGGGTATGGCTCGCCCCGCCGCTGGGGGTGACGGCGAAGCAGCCGATGTCATGCTTGGAGTCATACCCGGCGCAGATGAACTCCATCCGAGTTGGTTCTAAGCTCGTCCAGTAGGGCTTGATTGGCTTCGTCCACTCCCGCAAGACCTCTCCTTGGCTCCCCTCCAAGCTGTAAATCCCGCTGATGGCAGGCCAGACGACGCGCTGCTGGGCGACGATCATCCCCTGGTGGCTGATCGGCCCCTTGCCGACCCCGCCGGGGACTTCTTGGCGGCGGAACGGGTTGCTGCCGATGGTGTTGACCGCCATGAGTTCGATGAAGTCACGCCCGCCGACGATGCAGAAGTCGCTGATGCGCTTCAACCCCCTGATCTGGTCGTCCTGGTCGCTGCGCTCAAAGCTCTCAAACTGCGTCGTCGGGTCGGTGATGAGGTTCCCGTCGCGGATGTCCGTCCGGTAGAGGCGGTTCTTGTGGAGTGTTCCGTCGAAGTCCACATCGGCATACAGGGCGCGTTGGCCGAAGATTTCCCCGATGGCGGGCTTGAGCGAGGTCAGTCCTGTTCCTGCGATGGTAAAGTTGCTTCGCACCCCGCTGCTGTTGATGAACTGTGGCAGGTCGCGTTGGCGGCTGAGGATGATTGTGCCACGGTTCGTCCCGTCGGTGAAGTTGAGGAGCGAGGTGAGGTTGTCCTGCCCGACGGTCAGGTTCGTGCCTCCGGTAATCTCCGCAGGCGGATTCGCGCTGTCCTGATAGACGCTGTGCGCCCCTGACGCGATGCTGACGGTCATCAAGAACCGCGTGGCAATCGCGGCTTGGTCGAGCATCCCTGTGAAAATCCCCGCCGCGTTGATGGCCGTGCTCCGCACATCGCTGTTGCCAGGGCGCGTGGCGATGTCCTCCCGCGCATTGGGCGACCAGACATCGTTGGCGAGGGCCATGCGGATCGGCGTCCCAGGGTCGAGCGTGCCTAACCCTGGTTGCCGGGGCACCTGGGCGATGTCGCCAGGCTGGTCGAGGTTGTTGTAGCCTCCAAGGAGGTCGAAAACGACCTCCTCGTAAGGATACGCCATCAGTACCTCATGCCACCGACCATCCCCGCACGGCTGAAATACGGTGGGGGCGTAAATCCGTCCTTGATAAGGTGATCGGTCAACGGCATCCGCTTCGCCATGAGCGCCGCCCCGCTCTCGTAGAGGAGTTTGTAGGCGTCCGCATCTTGGCTGTTCTTGGTGATGAGCCGGTTGACCCACTCCAGGACGTAGTAGACCAGGAGCGGATCATACGGTTCCAAATGAACGAGCTGCGTCGTACTGCCCGTCCAGGGGTAGTGCGTATCACCCGTCATCAACGTCCCACGGGCGAGGTAGTGAATCCACAACCCATCCGTCCGTGCGGTGCTCGGTTTATCGACGAGGCCGACGACGAGGTTGCTGCTGTTATCCTCGGCAGTGCTCACGTACCAGTAGAGTGGCACGCTGGCAGCACTGTTCGTCCGCCAGCCCTGGTAGTTCAGGTCTAGCCATTCCCTCGTGACGGGTTTAAACTCCTCATTCGCCGCCCCGATCCACCGGCTGCCGTCGGAGAACAGCACCCCGCCGTCCATCATGTCGATGGCGAGAAAATCATTGCCGGTGAGCACCGGTGACGCCCCGCTCAGGACGTATTCCATCTGACTCGCCACGACGTTGACCTTCTCATTGCGTGGCAGCGCCCGGCCTTTCAACGCCAGGTCAATCGTCCCTTTGTCCAAGAGCGTGTTGATGTTGGCATCGGAGATCGCCGTCGTCTTGACCTCTGGGGCAAGCCGGATCAGGGTCCGAAGTTCAGCACGCGTGGACATCTAAAGCCCGTTGACGCCCTTCGCCACCTTCAGCCAGTTCCGTCCTACATTGATGAGACCTACCACCAACGCCAGGATGACCTTCTGGACAATCGTGGTGTCCACCCCCGCAAACGCCTCTGTCCCGACCAAGGCAATCAAGGCTGTTGCAGCTTGCACCGCGCCTTTTTTCAGCGCCAGGAACCACAGGAAATCCCCCACCTTACTCATGCGTCCCTCCTGGTGAAGGAGCCGCGTCGCTCCCATTCGCCCCCTTCATGCCTCTAGTCGCCAGATACGAAGCCCCGAACACCTCCGCCGCCCACTTGAGGCTCGTAATATCCCCTGTCTTGAAGCTCACCCACAAGGCCCCTAACAAGTAGGCCGAGACGCAAGCCACGGCCAGTTGGGAGAGGGTGCTTGATGTCCAGGAGGGTTTTTCAGGCATCAGAAGTTGAGCGTGATCGCCGCGCCCACGGCCATGCCCCAGTCCACCTCCTCTAAATCAAAGCTGTAGCTGATGACGGGGCCAATCCGTACATACTTGGTCGCTGCGCTCATCGCTCCGGTCAGCACCGCAGGAGACAGGCCCTTCACAGAGGCGGGGAGATAACGTGAGGCGATTCCAGGGAGATCGACTGTGGTACTCAGGTAGGCCGTCTTCTCTCCGTCCGTGCTGTAGCCAACCCGCACGCTCCCCAAGGGGATGTCCTTCGAGGTCACCGTGTAGAGGGCGGCGGAGACGCCATTGTAGGGCTCCCGATCCTCCTGGAACACGATCACCCAGTCATAACCTGGCTGAAGGTAGTCGACTGTCGCCTTCGTCAAGTCCCAGGCCGTCCTCGGATGGTTGACCACGGCGGGCTCGGATGAGGGAACCGCCGGATCGACGACTGGATCATCCGCGAACGCCGTCCCTCCGAACAGGGTGCACCACAGCCCGAAGACCACCAGTATCCGCTTCATATTCATCCCAATCCCTCCCTTGTTCGTAACCTCTATCTCGACAAGACGTTCCTATCTTACTCCCATTACGCATCCAATCCCGATGACCGCCCCTCCTGCCGCAATACCTCCTTGTACGCAGGTTCCCGTCGCCCACAGTTTCCGCATAGGTAGATGTACGTCAGCTCCGTTGGGCTATCGGCGCTGTTCACCGCCACCCGCTCCATCGGGTCAGCACAGCCCTTCGGGCAGGGTTTGAAGCGGTCAACCGCACTCATTTATGTAAACTGTAGTTAGCATAAAGTGTCTGGGAGTTGGTTTGACGCGACACTCATCCCGCCCCCAGCAGGTTCCAGCGCAACACCAAGACGGTCACGCTCCAGGCGACCAACGCGAGGTAGAGGCTCAAGGTTAGCGTGACGATGGCGTAGCCGAGGAGCTGCCACCCCCACCTCGCTCCCCAAAAGAGCAAAACATCGAGCGCGTCCCGCCAGCCGCAGGAGGGCGTCGGAGTCATCGGCTCATCGCCTCCGCAATGCCCTTGACGATAATCCCGATGACGGAGACCCACACCACTCCCATCATCCACGCCATGAGCGTCTTAGACTGCTCCAGCCGATCCAGACGGACGACCGCCCCGCGCTCCGGTTTCCCGTTTCCCTCGATGAAGTGGCACACCTTGGCGAGCTTCTCGTCCATCTGGTCAAGCCGCTCCAGGATGTCTCGCTGGCCCGTCGTCGGCTGCTTGCGGCGCTCCTCTCCATCCCAGGACATTAGTCGCACACCCGCCAGCGTTGCACTGCAAAACATGCCTCCCGATTTTCCAGAGGACAGCACCAGAAGACCTCGTCCGTCCCATCCCACTCCCGCAACCCCTGGGGGCGAGGAAGAGCCTGTTGTTGCTGGTAGAGGGGAAGTCGCATCACCTTGCTCTAGCCCTCACACACCCCACAATCTTCTTCAACCCTGTCTTCATCACCGCCCCAATCGCAGGCATGGTCTGGTCGCGTAGCGCTGCTTTGAGGGTCGCAAAGTTGGTGGTCGCGTTGATCTCGGTCTGTCGGGCCGTCACCCAACTGTCAATCTGGGCGTCCACGGCGGCTTTCACGTCGGCGAGTGTGCCGTCACAAAACGTATTGGTCGCAATCTCATCTGTAAAGGCTTGCTGGCGCTGTTGCTCAGCGACTTGTGGGGCATCTACTGCGTCCTTCTGCACCTGGCTCATTTCAGTCACGCTCTCTAGAATCCCATCGACAGGGTTCGTATCCGTGCAGAGCCAGTAGCGATGGGGGATGCCTGAGAGACTGTCGATCTGCCCGCGCAAGGTATTCATGTACATCTGCTTCTCTAAGGTCATGCTGTTGTTGGGTGCAATCCAGACGAGGAAGCCAGGGGTTTCGGGAAAGTCCACCGTCTGCTCAAATCGAGAGACGGCGTTGGGGACAAGGGGATGGGTTGGGTCGCAGACGACCACGTCGTTGGCCCACGCCCACGCAGGGCAGAGGAAGCACGCCAGCAGGAATCTCATAGCGGGTACTGATGCCCCAGCATGACTGGTGGCCCTCCGGAGTTCGTCGTCGCGTTACTCACCGTCCCATCGCGGTTGTTGCCGCTCCAGTCCTGCTCAGGACTGCCTCCGTTGAGCATCCAGAACCCCGCGACGGCATCGCCGTTCCCATCAGGAATGTAACGCAGTTCGTTAGCTTCAACGGCAGTCAGTTCACGCGTGAACACTTGCACGAACGCCGCCAGCCCGGCGTAGTCGCTACTGTTTTCATCCCCGGACTCCCCGACCGCGAACTCAACGGCGTTCGAAAGGCTCCCCAAGCCTGCGCTAGTATCGGTGTCCTCCTCCGTTCCGTTCAAATAGAGATGTAAATCATCGTTCGCCCCGTCCCAGGTGCAGCAGATGTGCCCCCAGGCGGCCTCCACGCCAGTCGTGCTGGAGCTGCCCAGTTCCGTCGTCCCATCCGCCACGCTACAGGAGAGCCTGTTGGTCGTCTGTTGAAACGTTGCGTATCCCGCCACCGTCCCGGCCGTGTTTTTCTTCCCGTCCAACCAATCGAACGCATCCGTATCATTCGTCGGGTTGAACCACCCGCACCAGCTCACGTCGCCGGTCGTGATGTTGATGACGTTCCCCATGTCCACTTCATCGTTCGCCCCGTCGAAGCTGCGTACCGTGGCTCGTGTCGTAGGCGTACAGAAGAGCAACGCGATAAGGAATACAATGAATTGTCTCATGAGCGCGGGATCCTAATGCCAAACAACAACGCCCTGGCGTCCGCTGCGAAGGTGTCCGAGGCATTGTTGGCATCCCGGCAGACCTCCGCTACGACCGTATCGGAGGCCGCCCACGCGAGGTTGGTCTGCGTTTCTGTCCAAGTTGTCACCGTCACCTGTCCCGCCGTGCCTTGCACTGCATCTGCCGCCGACGCTTCCACCGTCAAGGTCTGGTCAGGGTCAACCCCCTCGGCCACGCCGCTGTTATGCCGAATATCCCAAATCACGTTGCCCGTCGTCACGGAGGCCGCGTACCACACCACAGTGAAGGTGACTGTTCCTCCAGACGTAATATCTGGCGGGACAATGAAAATGGCTGTCCGACATTCATCGGTGGACTGATCGAAGTCCACAGGGAGCATGTCCACGTTCGTCCCTGCGTCTTCCGACAGCGGCGGGATGTTCTCACCTGTCTGGAGCATGAGGAGCGCCGACATCGGCCAGACGAACTCCTTGTCGGCGTTGGTGTCTGACCCGGAGCCGATCTGCGTCACCGTCGCTCCGTTGCCGATATAGAGCGTATTTGCATCCGCCTCCCAGCAGACTTGACCTTCTGCCGTCCCTGCGGTAGAGCAGTCGGTAGCGTGCTGGGGCAGGATCAAGCCCTCGGTCGTAGAAGACACGCTGACCGAACTCATGTTCAGCAGATCACCGTCCGCGAGAACGATGTTATTGCAGTCCCCGGACGCGCAGTTGTAGACATCGGTGATGTCGCCAGACCCTGACGAGGTCGCCCACGTCAACCCGCCCGTGCCATCCGTCTGCAGGAACTGGTTGGCGTCCCCGTCATTGGCTGGCAGTGTGTAGACCGTATTCGCGGCCAACGCGGGCACCTGGAAGCTGGCGAAGTTGCTCCCCGCGTCGGTGTCTTCCAGGAGGGTCAGGACACCGGCGGTGGTGGCCCCGTTACCGATGGTCAGGTTCGCCAGCGCCCTCAACTCTGCCGCCGTGAGGGTCAGCGTCGCATTCCCAGCGGTCAGGAGCGGGTCGGACGCCCCGCCCTCCAGCAACAGCGTCGCCGCCGCGCCTCCCCCGACGGTCAGGCTCGTCACGGGGCTGCGGTCGGTCGTCCCGCTGCCCTGGCTGCCCGCGACGGTCTGAATGATGACTTCCGAGGAGCCGTTGCCGGTGGCGATGCCGCTTATGAGGGATAGGTCCCCTCCGCCGAGATTCGTCCCACCCGACACCGCCCCCCCGGCCTTGACGAAGAAGTCCGTCCCAGCGGTTGCCGCCGTGTCCTCCCGCTGGGCGGCGATCCCTCGGAACGCCGCCGTGACCGCCTGGCCGATGGTGATGTGCCCCGGCGGGTCCCACGCGTCCTGCGCGACCTCCGGATCGCATCCCAGGCACATCCGCCCGGCCGGGTCCAGTTCGTAGTACGTCCACTTGAAATCCACCCCGGTCCCGCCCAGATCGGAGTAGATGGAGTAGTTGACGTAGGGGTTCGCCCCGGCGGTCTGGTCGGACTCGTTGACGACGCGGATTCCGATGGCATAGCGCGATGCCGCGGTGGTGTCGTACGCATCATTCTTGATGATGTCTAGCGCCACTTCGTCCGTCGTCAAGGCGGGAGAGGTCTGCGCGCTCTCGATCGTCAGGTAGGCCCGCTGGCTTGCGGCGGTGTTCTGCAGCTCAACGACTCGGCCAAGAATCTCAATTTCATCATTGAAGTCAAACGCCGTCACGCCCGTCGTGCTCGTCAGATCGATGCGGTTCGCCACCGTGTCGAAATCCAGCGTGAGCGACTCATTGTTCGTCCCATTGACACAGCCGAGGGTGAGCGTCTTGTTCGCGGAGGTCACGCGAGGGTCGCAGGTGCCCGCGTCGAAGGTGAGGGTGGTGAATGTCCCAGCCCCCAGCGTAGCGGTCGTCAACTCCGTCAGGTCAAGGTCAATCGTCCGGTCGGCGGAGAGGTCTCCAATCGCCGCAATCCCACTTCCCCCTGTGAGTGTGCGTCCCGTCCCCACGACCGTCGCAGCGGAGGCGGGAGAGGTCGTCATGGTAATGTCAATCGTATCCGAAGCCGCTGTGCCGGTAATGACGAGCGGGGAGGTTTCCGTGATCGTGAGGGTATCAGTCGAGGAGTCGGCGACGGGGTTGGTGCCAGCCGGGACGGCGATGGTCTCGAAGGCGTTGCCGCCTGCTCCGCCTGCAATGGTACAAGTCGTTTTCGTTGAATCGTCCGCACAGGAGACCCCAGCTCCTTCAAAGTTTAATCGTCGTCGCTTGGTCAGTGCGGTATCTTCGTCCTGGACTTCAATATAGCCTGGCGGAAAGGTGTCTTGGGCGAAGACGACCAACGGCCCTGCGGCCATCAGAAAGGCGAAAAGAAACTTACCCGCCCGTACTGGGGATTTTCTGCGGAACGATCTCCAACCGATCATTCGCTGAATCAGCATCCACCCAGATTTTGTTCGTGTTATCCAAGTACAATGTGGTTGATTGCCCTGGCTCCAACCGTTTTCGAGCTGTTGCTGTTTGTGCGTTCGTTTGACTCTCCGCGATATACATCACTTGGCTGTTGTTCAACCTTGCCGTCACCACGATAGCCATTCCTTCAGGGACGACATGAGAGGCCACCCGCTCCGCTGTCCCTGGCGCAGCAACACCAACAACGAGCACCGACCAAGAAGTCGCCGACGGCGGGTAGGCAGGCATTTACCCCTGCTTCGCCTTCAGCGCCGCCTCGCGGTTCCCGACGGTCTGCTCGCGCCGCGTCACTTCGGCCTCGCGTCGTTCGACCAGGGCGTCTCGCTCATCGAGGCCACGCACCATCCCTTCGAGCCGCTTCGATTCCGCCGCCAGCTTCTCTGACGCCGAGGCGTGCTCCAGTGCCTTCGCCCGCACCTCCGCGTCGCGTGCTGCTACCTCAGCCTCACGTTTCGAGACCTCCGCTTCCCGCCGCTCTAAGGCTGGCGTCCGCTCCTGTTCTAGGAGCCGTTGCAGGTCGGCTTGCTGAGAGGCAACCGCCATCTGCACTTGTCGTTGTCGCTCCAACATGGCAGCGATGGCATCCAGTTCCGCCTGCCGTTGCGTGGCGCGGGCGGAAAAGTCTTGGTCACGGGCGATAGCGTCCAATCTGGCGTGATTGGTGGCATCCTCCAGACGAGCCAGCCGCTCCTCAACTTCGGCCAGTTTTAACTCGGCCTGTTGCCTCGCGGCTTCGGCCTTTGCCTGCGCCTCCTGCGACTGGCGGATCACATTCCGCTCCTGGGCTTGCGCCTCTTGCGAGAGCGTTGCGGCCTTGACCGCCGCCTGCCGTGCCGCCTCCGCCTGTTCCTCCGCCTGCTTCGCGGCGTGAATCCGCGCGGTGAGCTTGGCGTCTTCAGCCATCAGCTCTCGCTCCCGTTCGGCTACCTTCGCCTCGCGGGCGGCAAGGCTCCTCTCCCAGGCCAGGTCACGGACAGGAGGCTGCGCGGAGAACGCCTGTTCCCGCGCCGTCAACCGTTGCTCGCGGGCGTCGAGCTTCCTCGCAAGCTGCTCTAGCTCTTCCAGCGTTTCGCTCATTGGATTTCGTAGCCCCACGCCATGATCGAGAAGCTGCTGCCGGACTCCACGGAGAATGTCAGCGTGGCATCCGTCCCGCCCATCCAGAGTGCCGACCCGCCTGCCTCAAACGTCCGACATCCATAGGACTCGATCGCAAACGGCGGGATCACGTCGATGTTGTTGCTCTCGACCTCCACCCCCGCAGAGGGGGTCTGCGAGCACGCGATCACGCCTTGGAGGATGATGCGTTTCCCCGACGCGGGAGTCCAGAGCGCCGTGTCGGCCTGCGGCGTCGTCGAGGTCGCCGTCTTCGTCTGCGTCGTGAACTCCCTCGATGGGAGGTCGGCCCACGCCACCGGCATCCACACCGCAAGCGAGCACGCGACCGCGCCCCACCCGCGAACGACCGTGCACCATCTACGCATGATTACGTTCTCCCCGTTGTTCCACCGACCACCACGCCATGAGTAAGAGGGCGACGGCGCCAACCCTCGCCTGCGACACCGTCTCCTGCACGGCGGAGAGGACCCCAAGCCCAAGGAGGCTCCCCTGGCACGCCATCCCCCACCGCGTCGCGGGGACGGAGCGGAGCACCCGTCCCCACGCTGCGAGTGCGAGGATGGCCGTGACCCACCCACCGCAGAGGGCCAGCGTCAGCCAATCGGAGTGCAGGCTTGGCAGGAGGTAGCCGTACTCCTGACGCACTTCGTTGAGCACCATCGGGGAAAACCCCCACCCCGCGATGGGATGCGCGGCGCTCGCCACGGCCGCGTGCGTCCACGTCTCCCAGCGCTGCGAGAACTGGAGGTCCAAGACCCCCTCGTGCGCCCACCACGCCACCGGGAGGCTGAGCGCGACGGAGGCGACACGCCACCGCCACGCGAGAAACGGCCAGAGCGACACGGCGGCGGCGAGGATAGCCAGCGGACGGTGCGACAAGCAGAGAAGGGCGACGGGGAACGCTGACGTCCACGGCATCCAGGCCAGACAGATCGGCATCCAAGCGACGGCCAGCGACGCGAGGATGCGGTTCGTTCCCGCGATCCCCGCAGGGTGGACGACCCCAGTCCAGCGTTCCGCCAACACCACGATCACATTGAGGAACAACCATGGAACGACGACCCAGGGGACTTGCCTCCACCGTCCTGCGGGAACTTGGAGGAGCGCCCAGAACGCCAAGGTGCTCACCGCGAGCACGCTCACCCCGTTGCTCACCGCCGACGTCTCAAGAAAGTACGCGAAGTAATCTCCGCTCCGCAACGGCTCCCGCAAGTGCCACGCGCAGAGGGCCGCGCCCCACGCGACGAGGAGCAGGACTCTGCGGGAGAGCACCACCGATGCGGGAACCCGCAACTGTGCGACCGTGAGGATCAACCCGCCGAAGAGGTATCCCAGCCTCGATGAAACTTGGAGGTCGAGGCCGGGCCACCCCCACGAGGGGAGAAGGCTGACCCACGCGACGACGACCGCCCACCAGACCAGACGCCCGCCCACCCGATTACTGGTAGTAGATGAGGCAAATCCCGTTGGTGACGACGGTCAAGTCCGTCACGAGCTTGTACGGCCTGGGCCACATTTGCAGACTCACATCTTCGTCGGTCGGTTCGACCAGCTCGTCAATCACGTCGCCTGCCTCCGTGTCCGAGGCGGAGAGCGACGCGCTGTCGTACAGGGTGCACGAATCCCCGGCGGTATCTGCGTAGAGCTTGAACCCGAAGATCAGGCTCCCCGCTCCGAAGCTCCCTGCGCTTGCGGTGTTCGACGTCACCACGAGCACCTTCAAGGGGGAGCTGTCGATTCCAAGGATGTCCCCTCCCTGAGTTGAGTCCGCCCATGCCGGACTAACCGCCACCGCCAGCGCAAAGAGCGCCACCACTCCCAAGAGCACCTTCTTCATCAACCCTCCTCTGACCGGACCATGAGCTGGTCCAGCTCCGCTTTCGTTTCCAAGAACCGATACCGCTTCCCAGGACGGAACGACGGCTCTCCTGGGTTCTTTCCTGGATACCGTGCCGTCACTGAGACGAGGTGTCCGCCCGCGCGGTTATACCGCTGTGCCTCCTCCCCGTCGAACGTCTCGTACCCGCCAACGGCGTCCGGCCCTGGGCCGGTTGGTACTCCCGTCGGTTTTCCCACCGTCAGCTTGTCTGCCTTCTCTCCTTTGGCCATGAGGCTCCTTCCTGTCTTAGCTCGACCGACCCGACCCGATGATCCGCTTGACCTCCGCGTACTGCGCGGGAATCATCCGGGTTCGGCGACGGTCTTGCTCGTCACGCAGCACTGGCGCGAACCACCAGTCATCTGTCTCAGGGTCGTAGACCAGCTTCGTCGTTTCCAACGAGGTGGACTTCCGACCCCGAAAATAGAGCTTGGTGATCCGCGCCATTGCACGCTTATGAGGTGCTGAGGTTGCTCCCGACCCACGGGCGGTAGTCCTCGACCGTCCCGCCGTAGCGCTCGTCGTAGACCGCCTCGAACGCCCCGTTGCGCTGGTCGATGAACATGGTCATCTCCGGCTCCTGCCGCTTGCCCATGACCACCCCGCGCTTGGCGATGCCGACGAACCAGGCGTCCGTGTCCGTCAAGAACTTCCAGACAATCGGGCGCAGCCGGTTCTGGTACGGGTTGATGACACCCTCGTGCGCATCCACCGGACTCCCAGGACTCTCCAAGAGCTTCCGCGCCGTCAGCTCCAGGTGCGTCGGCACCAAGCACGTATCCGCCCGCTGGTCGAACTGCAAATCGCGTTCGGATTTCGCATTGGTGTACTCCAACAGAATCAACGCCGTTTCCAGGTTGCCCTCGTTCAGCACCCCAGTGATCGCGTTGTAGTAACTGGTGCCGACCTTGTTCGTGTGCGTCACCGCCGCGCCGGAGAACGAGAAGAACGGGCTCACGCTCGCCGCCGTCCCGTCGTAGATGCCATCGCCAGAGGCATCGGTGACGACCCCGGTGATCGACTGGTCGAAGGTGTCATCCCGGCCCGCCGTATAGCCGCCGTAGTTGAAGAACCCGGCGTAGAACTTCTCCTTCTTGCTGTGCGACCCCCGCGCCCAGTTCCGCGCCGTCTGCTGCACCAAGTTCTCAATCTTCTGGTGGTCGCGCACGGTCTCCTTGCTCCAGACCTTGCGCTTGTGGAACGTGCGGGCCTTAAGCAGGATGGTGAAGCCCTCGACGGTGTCCCCGACGGGCGCATCGGCCAGCTCCGAAGTCTTCTCCTCCGGCTCGCCTTCCTCCACGAGCATCGTCCACTGCGTGTACCCGGCGTCCAAGGTCTCCTCGCGGAAGATCGCCGGGGCCACCTCCGGTAGCGTGTCCCGCTCCTCGTAGAAATACTTGTACCCGGTCTTCTTCATCCCCTCGACGAAATCACTACGAACCTGTGCCATGTCGCTCCCTTAGTGTCGGGCTGTCGTGCTCTGCCTTATCATGAGATGCCCCGCACAGCCCTGCTCAATGACGCCTTACGCCACACCCGCAACCTGCATGAGCCGTACTGTCATCCGCACGTCCACCGTATCGTCCGTCGTGTCGAGGTCGAGGATTTGAATCACATCCTCGTTGCTCTCCCCGACATCGGCGTACTGGATGTTGGACGTCACGATGAGGTCGCACGTCTCCCCCCGCGTGTTCGCCGGGTCGGCATCGGCTGGGATGCGGTAGATGGACAACTCCGAGACGTCCACTTCCCCAGTGTCCGCCCCTGCCGTTGCCGAGGTCGTGAACCCCGCACTCAACCCTTGGCCTGACGGGGCTTCCAGCCACCCCTCGATCTGGGTGTCTCCGCTGTCCGCGATGTCGATGCGGTCACTGCCATCGAGCTTGACGAACTTCCCCCCACGATCATTGATGACCTGGCTCGCCGCGATCGGCCACGTCTTGAGGATGACGCGCGGGCCGCGCAGGTAGCCGTACTTGACTTCCTTTGGCATGACGACTCCTCTGTTGGGTTAGAACTCGATCCCGCCTAACATGTCGCCCAAGCGCCCACGGACTTGCACTTTGGTCATCCCGTTGGCTTCCAGCTTCCGTGCCCGGTCGCGCATCATCTCCACGAAGTCCTCTGCGCTAAACCCTTTGTCCTCGCAGAACTGTTGCTGCTTCGCGTTGAGCACGACCTTGCTCGGTTTGCCACTCTCTGAGGTCGGCAGCGGTTCCGGCCCTGGCGCAACCTCTGATTGCCTCGCCGCCTTCTCCGTCCCCGCCTTCTCTCTCTCCGCCTCGATGACATCGATGTTCTGCCCGATGACCATATAGAGCGCCCTGGCATAGCTGTCCGCCCCCACGAGCGAGGCGTCCATCGGATCGAGCAGCTTCATCACCTCCGCGTGGAAGCGGTCATCAAGCTTGGCAAGCTTGGCGTTGCTGCTGCGCAGCTCCGCCCGCTGGCTTCGCAGCTCCTGCCGCTTGGCCGATTGGGAGAGTGGCTTGATAACCGCAGGCAAGACCTGCCCCGTCATGTAGCCGACGACCCCTTCGACCAGCTCCCGCCCCGCTTGGGCGGGCAGGCCGTGCTTCTCGCCCCACACCTCGAAGTAGTCCGCCCCGTTGCCCGCAGGCGGTGCGACAGGCCGGTGCTGCGCCTCCCACTCCTGCTGCTTGCGACGGTACTCCGCTTCGAGGTTGAGCCGGTGCACTTCGCGTTCTTGGGCCAACGCCTCTTTGAACTCTGGCGTGTCTTTCACGTTCACCGCTGCCGCAGCGGGTGGTGTCACGGCGACGTCTGCCATTCCGTACTCCTTCTATGGCCGCTACCGAACAGGCTGACGGGCCTGGGGCCGTGCGGCGCTTCCATTCCCCTCAACGCTCTCCGCGAGCGCGAGGAACTGCTCAGGTGTCGTCAGGATGTACTCCAACTGCATGATCCGTCCGGTCAGCAACGCGACTTGATGCTCGCGGGCTTCCCGGTCGGTTTCGGTTTGTAAGAGGGCTTCGCGTTCGTTCAGGAGCGAGGTTTTCGTATCCGTCAACAGCGTGGTATACGCCGCATACCGCGTATCCTTGAGCAAATCCTTGAGCAGCTTGACCATCCCTTTCAACTGCTCGACCCGCTGGAGCTTCAAGGCTTCTTGGTCAATCAGGGCGGCGCGGGCCGCCTTGCGCTCCTTCAACCGACCTGAGAGGAAGTCCAGCATCAGCCCATCCCTCCCACGCCAGGTGGCAAGCGGTTCCCGACGCCCAACAACGCGGCCAGTTGCGGGGGCAGCACGGGCGGCAACCCGACAGGAGGCACGTTGCCATTCTGAGGTTGTGCGGGTGCGCCCGCTGCCCCAGCTTGCAAGGCTTGCTGTTTCTGCCGCAAGAGGGCTTCTTCTTCCTGCTTCAAGACCTGCATCTCTTCAGCGGAGGGAAGCACTTTCGACTTCTGCTTCGCCCAGACATCCCCCGCGACATCCAGCATCATTTCGATAATCGCCCAGCGTTTGAGAGCCGATTGGTTCACGTCCGGCGACTTCAAGAGCTGTGCCCCCATCTCGAAGACCTCGCGCTTCTCTCGCTCCGGGTTCAGCGCAGCGGTTGTCCCGTGCGGGTAGTAATCGGCCCGCAACCGCAACTCTTGGCGCGTGATCTGTTCAAAGACCGGCGAACCCTCCGCCCCCATCACGCGGAACTGCCGCCCCTTCGGGCTGAACTGGTAGTAGAGTTCGCACGTCTGGAAGCCGTGCTCAGAGAGTGACCAGCCGAGCGTCGCGAGATACTTGTTGATGCGGACATGGGCTTGGTGAATGAGTGCAGCGGTCTTGTTCCCTGGGGCGTCGGGGTCACGTGCCGACTCTAACCCGCTCAGGTTCTGACTCGCCCCAGACGCCAGTTCCCCATGACGGGCGGCGCGGTCTTCGATGTTCAAGGCGACCGTCACCGCCGAGTTGAGTGCGGTCTGGAACTGCTGCGCGTCGGACTCTGGATTATCGAAATACCAGACTTTCCCCGCGTACATCCCGTCGCGCATCGGGTTGAAGTTTGACTCGGTGCCCTTGCGGGCCTTGTACATCGGGAGGCTAAACGAGAGATGGTCGAGGACGAGGCTGTGCGCGGCATTCGCCTCAAACTGGCTCTGCTCGACTTTCTGAATGAGGCTGATTCCGTAGATGCCCCGGCGGCTGCGCTGGAAGTACCACGGGATGTAGTTCGGTCGGTTATGCCAGTAGGGGTAATGGAGGACGCGAAGCACCGTCCGGCTCTCGCGGTGAAAATCCACCAGGTAGCGCCGCTCCCGCACATCGCCAGGACGCTTCCAACGCAAGATGCCCGTCGCAATCTTGTATTGCTCATCGCGGTAGGTCGGGTCGTCCTTAAACGTCCCATCCTCTTCCCACCGGAACGCCAACCGTTGCAGCCGGTCGTCGTAGTAGCTGTCCTCGGTCAACTCCTCAATTTGGGCGTAGCGAAGCGAGAACCAGTGCCCGACGAATCGCTCGCGGTGGAGCTGGTGCCACTTCGCCGCCGGACGGACGAGCCAATCACGGAGGGGAATATACGTCGGCTCCGGCGCGTCCTGCCTGGCTTCGTTGTACTCGACGGTCAACGTGACCTTCTCGCCCTTCTTGAGTCTGGCCACAACCTCAGGATAATCCTTGTTGGCGTCGGGGTAGCGTTCGACGAACCGCTCCATATCGGCGATGCTCAACCCGTCGTAGGTTTCCTCATCACGGATGCGGTCGGTTTCCCGCAACCAGGGGAGATATTCCACGCCTGTCCCTAACGCGGCACTCTCCCAGAGGATCGGGTCGAGCTTTTCCTTCGCCAGCATTTCGACCGTGTTGGCGTAGTCGAGGAACTGCTCCTTACGCTTGGCCGTCGCCACGTCCATCGGCTCTCTGGGCTGGACTTGGAGCCAGGGGCGGGCGGTGAAGAAGGACTGCTCCACGACCGCGAGTGCCGTATCGACGACCTCCTGGGCAATCGGGACATGGACGTTCGCTTGCCCGGCGGGACGGTCTTGCAGGACGCCGAAGTAGAGGTCTTCCCACAAGTCCCAATTCGCGTCGAGTTCGCGCTCATCCCGTTCGGTTTGAATTGCATTGAGGATAGTCTCAAGCCGTCGTGCCAGCTCGTCATGCTCATCGTCCGTGAGGCGAATCCGCGTGGCCTTCGTCTCAAACGTCCGCTCTGCGGGGGAGATGTCCTCCTTCTGCGGATCCGCTTCTTTCAACGTGATGGTGTCACGCGGCGGCGAGGCCAACGGCTCGCCCGCATTGATGGGACGCAGGGCGCGTCCAGGCGGTTGGGGGGACAGGTCGTCAGGCATGACACTCACAGTTGCAGATGGCTGTGCTATCCCAGCACCTACGAAGCCGACAGAATTGACACATCAGTAATTCGTTGATGCTCAATACCCCCGCGCCTTCTCTTTCTTCTTCGGGGCCATGCTGATGGTGCCCATCGGGGCTTGCGGCCCGTAAGCATCCATCGTGATCTTGCCCGACTTCACCTTGCCGGGATTCTTTGTTCGATCATTCATGTGCTTCCCTTTGTACCCAACTCGTTCAGGCATTCGCTGCCCTCCGTTTGACGTTCCGCGCCTTCACCCGTCGCGCCTTCGCCAATGCCTTGAGGCGCTGCTTCGCCATGACCGCTTGTAGAGCTTGTTGCCCGTTCTTGAGGTCATCCAACGTCCCCATATGACAGGTGGGGCATTTCTTCCCTGCCAACCGTGTGAGTTTCCGTGGGGCTTGCTGTCCGAGCCGTAGGGCCATCACGCCTCCTGTTGTGCCAACGAAAAACGGCCACTAGAGGACTAGGCCCCTAGTGGCCGTCTGTGAACTCGTTGGGCGCTGGCCTCCCCGTCGGGAGGGGCGCGGTTAGGTTGTCAACTGCTTACGATCTGGTAGTCCTTCTTGGTCGAAGAAATGAAATGTGCCTGACACCTTATAGGGATTCACTTGATGGCCGTCTTTCGTATGTTGCTCAAACAACGCCATCGCCGTTCCCATGTCTGGCACGTCCATCTCCCACGGACATTCGACGCATCGCACATGGCCTGGACGAATGGTCTGAACGAAAAATCCCGACATCAATACCGTCTCCGCTTGCGGCGTTTCTTCTTCGCCACCGTCTCGTGCGAGGAGTGCCCGCCACCTAAGACCTTTGTCTCAATGACCGTGTTCGTCCCCTTGCGGAAGGCGAGGCGAATCTTCTTGCCTGATTTCGTCGTCTTTACTCGGTAACGAGTGCCTTTCGGCAGCGGCATCAACTCTCCCGCACCACACCCTGCCCGTTGCTCCGCACGTCGGGCGGCGGGCCGGGACGCAACGCCGTATTGATGGGCACCACGACCTTCAGTCTGAACCCCCCCGCCTTGACCTTGTGACCAATGAGCATGAGAGGCCGATGCTGTCGGCCAGCATAATCCGTCGCCCCCAACAACTCAAGGAGAAATCTTCCCGCCCGCGTCTCCCGTGCTTCTTCGAGCAACGATTGGCTCAGGCCCAAGACGAAGTTGTCTGTCAGGACGTTGACTTCCTTGACGGGCAGCCCCGCGTGGTGCTTGACGCCGACAACGCGGTTGTGGAGCTGCCGGAGGATAGATTGTGAGGGTTTTGGCGCGGCGTCCTTCGGGGCGGACTGGTGGCGGGAAGGAATGAAGATTTCACTCATATCGAGTGGGAAACTCTCCAGTGTACACTCTGGATTTATATTCATGGCGATGATGCTGATAAAAATGTTCCAACATTTCTTCTGTGCTTCCTGTGAGTGGAACAACAGGTAATCGCTCTGCTTGTTCTTGGCTGATTCCGTGATAACGTGGATCAATGCAAGAACATACCCACCGCTGAGAATTGCTCATCGTCATCTCACCTCGCCGCCCTTCTGCGGGCACAACTGTCCGTCGCAGTCGTGCAGGCAAGTCGTGACGCATGGCGGCAACAACGGGACTGTCCCAGGGCATCGGTCATGCGAGGGCGACCCGCACCTGGTTACGGTCGCCCGCCGGTTCTCCTGGCTCGTAGTGATTGTACCGCATCAAGTGGAACGCGATGACCCGCCCCATAAGCGCGGCTTTCGCGCACGCTTCCGCCTGAGTGGGCATCGGAATTGCCCGATCTTCGCGGTCCACGAGCGTCGCCACAATCCGCGTCCGCAAAGCGTTGTAACCCAGCCGTACCCACCCGTCGCGGTAACGAATGCGAGTCCGAGGCAAGCGGACGCGGCCTAACTCACGCAATGGAATCTCGCAGCGGACGCCCCAGGCGGTCATGGCACGAACCGCCCGCCGTTCTGGGGCACGACCAACCCGCTTTGTTTCGTCGGATCAAACGCCTGAATCGCATCGCGGGCGCGTTCCAGCATCCCGTAACAGAGGGTCTTGTTCGCAATCGGCCCATTGACGTTGAGCGATTCCTCTCCAGCATCATTGATGGTCAACGTGATGGTCAACTGGTTCTGCATCATCGTTCCGGCAACTCCGCGACGAACGCGATGCCGTCCTTGACGCCGATGAGGATTTTCTTGATCGCGAGTGTGTGGCCTTTGACGACGGGCAAGATCGGCTTGTGGATCAGCGTCGAGTAGCCCTGCCCCTCATCCTGCGTCTGCGGAGCGCACCAGCACGGCTCGGCGAGCTTCACGACATGGTCTTTGGCGTCGTGCGTCGGGACGATATGCACCTGGCCTGGCGTCTGGTCGCGCAGCAGGGGCGAGGCGTCATGCTGGAGGGTGGCGTTAGGGAAGAGCATCAATCTTTACCAATTTCCCGCACTGCCACGTATGGTCATCTCGATACGCATCCAAATGATCGCCATGCAATCGAATCACGCAGCCGTTGGAATAAACCGGCGGATCAAACTCACACTTAATGCCTTCGCGCTCAATGCAAGTAAACGCTGGCGGAGAAGTATAAAACGAAACGTGAGTCGTCGTCGGATTCATAAAAGGTTCAATGTGCGTTTTGCGTAGCGAGGCCACCAGTAGATGCACCCAATACGAAAGCTATAGAGCAACCCATGACCACAACAATGCGCCCAAGATGCACATTGAATCCCTGAACAGAATCGAATAATAAAACGAGGTAGCTGTGGCGAGTGTTCAAAATATGGTTTCTCTGTCCATCGTGTCCAATGATGAAGATGGTGGGCAAGACGTTCAGTAACAGGGCGAATCCAATCACAATAGATGTTGCGCCGAAATCTCTGCCAATGAGAAAACGATTGTGCTTGGGCAATCCCGCCCATCTCTAGCTTAATTCCAGGACAGGCTCGGGTCATCTTCCCGCCACCTTCACCTTGCCACGCCCGAAGCCATGCACCCCGCCCTCCGCCCACCCCTCCGGCCTCGCCGTGTTCGGCTGCGCCTGCTGATACGTCGGCGCGGTCGTCTGCTGCGAGAGACTGCTGCGAAGTTTCCGCACCATGCCGCTGATCCCTAAGGCGATCACGAGGTCGTCTCTGAATCCGGCCTCCGCTTTCGGCTTGCCGTGAATCATGGTAATCGCTTTACACTGCTCGATCAACTCCCGATCACGTAACTCAATGCTTCGCCCTGCAATCTCCCGTTGCAGTTGGGCGAATAATTCCATGCGCGACTTGGCATCGGTCAGCCAGCCGAGATGCCCCGTATTGCGCCCAATCCCAAACTCCGTCACCTGCTCGGAAAACAGGTTGCTCGTCAACTGTTGCAAGGCGCTGACGACCGAGAAACCGAGACCATTTCTTTCAGGGGCGATGAGGGCATTGCCGTAGTAGCGGGACATCAGCCAGCCTTGCACCGCCAGTTCATCAGGTCGCAGGTCGGCGTCAATCACCGCCGCAACGCGGTTCATGCGGCAGTTGCGGGCCACCCCCGCGCACCGGCTCGTCCCTTCGCCCGTGGCAATATCGAGGCCGATGACGTACAAGTCACGCTCGTCCCGTAACTCATAGAGCCGCACCGGCCCGCCCTCCTGAGGCCGCCACTCCGGTGTTGGCAAGCCATCGACGAAGTAGCCGATGCCCGGTTTCCCCAAAACCTCAATCGGCTCGCACACAATCTGCTGCCGCAACGCCAACGGGTCGAAGAAGCGGTAGCCGAGCATCACCTCCCGGCTGCCTTTGACGTACTGCTCAATGAACTCGACGGGGTAATCTTTGAGGAGCCGAGCGACATAATCCGCCGGGAGGTGCGGGTTATCGAGCGTGCTGCACCGAATGACGCGATAGCCCTCTCGATAATCAGGCGAGGCGGTATAGAACTCCTCGACGTGCGGAGAGCGCCAGATGACCGAGCCGGGGCCGTAGAACATCTGCCAGAGCCAGTCGTGGCCGTTTGGGTTCGCGGTCAAGCGCATCTTGCGGCTGCTGTTCGGGCGGCGGAGGCGACCTAAGAGAAGATCGAAGCGTTCGGGCAAGGTTTCCTCGGCCTGGTCGATGTAGGCCGCGCCGAGGTTGAGGTTCTTCAGACCCGCGTCATCGTCAAGGTGGCGGAAGAGGATTTCGCTGCCGTTGTGGTGGCGGTAGGTCGCCCGGCCCTCGTTCCAGGTCGCGGCGGACTTCACGACATACGGCAGGCTAAAGAAGGATTTAATCGTGCTATCCGCGAGGTCGGTATACTCTTGCCGCCCCACCAAAATCAGGTTGTTCGGGTACAGCTCGGCATCCAAGTACGCCCCCATGCACAGCGCATCGGTCTTCGCCGCCCCGAAACCGCCGTCCATCAGCACCGGCTGCGGGGACTTCTCCAGGATGAAGGCAGATTGATGGGGCAGCCATTCGCGCTGGGCTGGATTTTGCGCCACGTTGCGTTGTGGCGCGTGTTCGGTGTCATGGGTATCTGGCATCGTATTTCAGGAGATCGCCCGTTCTAGGTGGCAAAGAATCGAAATACAGGCCATGTCCGCAACGTCAGGCCTCGCATTCGTAGTCTGGCAAGGTTTCCCCCGCAGGTAACACCTGATTGGCACGACCCCGACGAGTCATAAAGTCCACACAATCCAGCGGCTCAGACTCATGTTCACTCTTGGCGTGACACGCACAATGATACCGCGCCTCATGCCCACAGGATTTCCGACCGAGCTCGTTGAAAAAAGCGCGTCCAGGGTTCGTGCGGGCACGCCATGGACGCGGGAACTTAACGCCCATTCAGCAACTCCGCCGGGCTGACTTCCTGGGTCGTGCCGTTGTGGAGGTGGAAGATGAACTTGGGGGTTGGTTGTAACGCTCGGTCGGATTCGCTGTGGTCGCCATCGCGCCAGCCATGCATATTCTTGAGTGCAAAGATGAGACACGCCGGTTGATACACCCCAGCTAACCCGCTTTGAATCATCCGAGCCAACTGCAACTCCTTCGCTTTTTGATATGCCTTACGAAACTCTGGAAAGGCTTTGCACCATTCGAGTAACGTCTTGTGAGCGACACCAATCTTATCCGCAAAATCCTCAAAGAACGCTGGCAACTTTCCAATCGGATGGTCGATGATCTCACTGCCTTGCTTCTCCCCAAGGCTGACAACCATCGGCTTCACAACGGTCTCCCCACCCGCCTTGATAAACTCAACAATCTCTTGGCAATACGACGGATGGTACTTGCTCGGACGCCCACCAGGATGTTTACCGTTTGACCGAGCTGGCGTCGATTTCTTCTCGCTCATCCCCACACCCGCAACAGCGCGTAGCTGAACCAGGCAATAGCTGCAAGTGCCAAAAATGCCAAGACTTGCACTAGGATATACTCCGGACGCTCCATCAGCCCACCCCTCTCAGCGACACCCGGGTTTCCCAGCCCTTTGGGATGCGTCGCTCTTGCTCAGTCCACGCCATCGCCCCGCCCGTCATCGCGTCAACCTCCTGCTTGAGATCGCGGCACTTCGGACACCACACTTTCCACCCCATATGAACTGGAGCACCGTGTCCAGGCCAGACCGCCCGCTTCGCCATCACCCCTCCTCCCCAGGCTCCCGCTCAGGCGGCAGCGCCCGCTCCGTCGTCCCGAAGACCTGCTGCACCGCTTGGGGCGCGGCGGGAAACCCCCGTTTGAACCCAAAGCCGAGGTTCGGAGGTGGCTCTAGTTCGGTGTAACGACCTTCGGCGATCAGGCGTTTGCGGTGGGCAGGGGTTTGCATTATGGTAATAACTCCTCTTGAATCCGTGTCTGTATTTGGGTCGTTGGCACTTGTTGTATGACGTTTTGGATGGTGACTGAAATCGGTCGTGGCTCTTTTCTTGTTCTGTAAGTCTTGTTAGCGTCCACATTTTGTGGACGGGTGGCGTCCACATTTTGTGGACGCTTAGCGAACTTTTCGTGTCGCAGTTTTCGCTTCAAGTAAGCGTCCACATTTTGTGGACACTTAGCAGGGTCGAGCGGGACGTAGTAGCAATTCGCCCCCCGGTAGGCAATCCGTCGAACGCTGATCGCGCCACACCGCCACAACTCGTGAATCGCCTTTGAGATATGGGTTCTGGAGTGCCCCGTCAGCATGGCAATCCGGCGCAAGGACGGATAGGCGAGCCGTTGCTGGTTCGCATGGTAACAAAGCACAATGTAAACTGCCCGTGCCACATTTGACCATTCGAGGAACATGCCTGACGCAAACACCCAATTCGGATAGCGGGAGTACCCAGAAGCAGCACAACCTTTTGGAGTTGGAACCTCGGCCATCAGTCCCCTATTCCAATGTATTGGCCGCTTTCAGGATTCCAGCAGGCGAGTGTGTAGCGATCCTGCTGGGATTCATACCAGATTTTGACCCATCCGCGTTGCAGCAATTCTAAGCATGATTCTTCAAGACTATCCCGTCCCATCCCAGGAATGCCGTGAGGAAAATACGCTTGACCGAGACCCCGCACTAACGTCGTTAGCACCTTGCGGGTCTCGGCGTCGAGGTCAGAAAGATTCTCTGTGAGTGGACGCGGCTCGATGAACTTCTGAGCCATTCCTACGCCCCCCTCAAAAAGAATAAAAATCCTGCTTGACAAGTGCTACGAGCTATGCTATAACTAGACCATGCGACGAGACGCGCAGATCGGTCAGCAGGTGAAGGCGATGCGGACCCGGACGGGTTGGTCATTGGAAGCGGTGGCGCGACGGTTAGGGGTGAGCTACGCCACGGTGTCGCGCTGGGAGCGGAACAAGTCGAAGCCATCGCCGTTGGCACGTGAGCGCCTCATGGCCCTTATAGCAGAATCCAAGGGCGCTGTAAAGTGAAATCTTGTGGCGCGGGCCGCGTGGGCGTCGGCCCAACCGGGGAGGGGACGAGAATGGCGTGGGTAGCGGAATGGGAATCACGGCAAACCGTCAGCACCCCGTTTCGTGGTGTCTGGCGAGTCCGTGAAGTTCCAGAGGATACCATGCTTTCTTGTCGTGAAGATCGGATGATTTCAACGACACGAGAGGGCATCAAAACCCTACTCCGTGATAGTGGCAACGGTCACGCTGTCAGGTTCGTCCGATGACCTACCTCAAATCCTCCGCTATCCGTCGCCGCATCCGCGAGAGCGGCAAACGGTGTGGGAGCGACTTCCTGCAAGCCCTCGACCGCTATGTGGACGTACTGTGCGAACGAGCGGTGCAGACGCATAATGGATCGCGCAAAACGGTCGATGCATCCGTCTTAGCCTATCTAACCGGCCAACTGCGATGAGACTCGTCAACCATACCGACATCCCTTCCGAACTCAGTCGCATTATTGATCTCTCGCAACACGCATTCCTGTCCCTCGCGCCACTCGCGCAGGGCATCATCGACGTAACGGTGGAGGCCTGCCATGACCCTTGACCAGTTGTCCCTCGCCCGCGCCCTGCAAGCGTGGCTGCACAGCTACCAGGCGGTGCATGGCCCGTTGTCTGAGGACGAAGCCGAGGTCTACCGCAGCCTCGGCGGGTTTCTGCTCGCGGTCGCCCAGGAAGAAGAGGACGAGCTGACGCCGAGCGGCGTCCCGTACACGACGGACTACCCACAGGAGGAACCATGAACAAGGTTTGCGTTGATGATTTGACGGTCGGGCAAGTGAAAGAGTTGGCGAAGTTTGCAGGCGGAGGAATGACTGCGGACCATCCCTACCACATCGGGAAGAATTATTTTATCCGTTGCGTGACACATTACTACACAGGGCGGCTCGTGCGAGTCACCGCACAAGAGCTGGTGTTAGAAGATGCCGCGTGGATTGCTGATACTGGACGCTTTGCTCAGGCGATAGAAACGGGTGACTTCTCCGAAGTGGAACCCTATCCTGCAATTCACGAGCTTATCATCGGACGCGGGGCGGTTGTCGATGCGATCGAAGGTTCTTGGAATCTCCCGAAGAAACAAAAATGACCCAAGCTGTCTTACGAACTGGATATGATATGTCGCGGTCGGGGTCGTGGTGGTCGCGGTCGGGGTCGCGGTCGGGGTCGTGGTGGTCGCGGCCGTGGTCGCGGTCGGGGTCGTGGTGGTCGCGGTCGGGGTCGCGGTCGGGGTCGTGGTCGGGGTCGTGGGCGGGGTAGATGACCCACGCCCAACGGATTCTGCTCGTCAGCCACCT